CTTTAGCAGTATCAACAGTTTTAGTTTGAGTCGCCGCATATTCATCGGCACTTACAGTACTAAATCCAAAGTCATTAAAATCAGACATTGTTGTCTCCGTTACTATTATGAAGTTGCTTAGATTCTGCATCTTCAGCATCTTCTTTATCTTTAAACCAATAATCCGTGCTCTTCGCTAACACCGCTACATATGCGCCAACCAGGATATTCACCAGATCCCGATGCTCAGCAATCAATGTTGTAAAGAACAACAGATATAACAAAATTAAAAATGTACAAGATATGATAACGGATAGCGTAAATCGTGCCATCCAATTCATCTTCTTTCTTGTCTCTATCCTTTCATATTTTAATGCTTCCACTGGATTTTTCTCCCACAATGCTTCTTCTGAAGCGTCAACCATTTCAACAGATGTATTTACTTTGCCATCTCCTTGTCTATCTTTTCTAGCATTTTTCAAATGTTTCGGAATTTTGATCATTAATGTTCCTCATATTTGATACCCTGTTGTTCAAGTAATAACTGTCGATTCGCCATGTGTTCACCTAGAACATCATCTTTATTTTGACCATGATATCCAACTGCATAACCATGTTCACACATCCATTTATTTAAGTTAGTCCATCCTCCGAATTCATGTCCATCTTCAGTACAATTAATCCAAAGTTCTCCTAGAACTCTTCCGAATTTGCCTCTACTATCTGACTCTGGACATCTACATTGTATTTCAATGTCATCTCTGTCATCCATGACTGCCCAATGTACCCACGACTTGAGGGCTGCTTTGGAGAGTAAACCGTAGAACTTCTCTTCTAGATCTCTCGTTCGTGATTCAGGGGTATCGATTCCAAGCAGGCGGATTCTATTACATATCCGTACATCAAAGCCCAAATCAAAAGTGGCATCAATAGTATCTCCATCGACCACCTTCTCTACGCCAGTTATATTATAGACAAATTCACAAGGTTCTTCATTTTTGTATTCAGCCATTTTCTCCTTTCACAGTTTAGAGGGGAGTTCTTCTGTTCCCAAGTGACCCCCCGAACCGTAGTCCTAACTCGGCTATACAATTACGCAGCTAGTGCGTAAGAGTATGCAGGTGTATAATCGTCATTGTTTGCGATTAGTTTATTGGACTTATTTACAACCGTACCTCAGTTGGATACCTCTTCATCTGCCTTCACAATCAATCGAATACCTGAACACCCCCATCAACGAATCACATAATACCAAAATAAATTACCCCATAAACTACACAACAAACGGCTATTAAAAGTATCATAGTCCATATTGCTATTTTTTCCATGTGACTCCTTGGTGGAGGTGGCGAGAATCGAACTCGCGTCTTAACTGCTATCCAAACGTGTCAACAGTATCATGAATATTTATATATAACTTCTTTCAAAGGTTCAATCCATCTATCCCTTTTTTCAATGAATAATAGTGGTTGTTCATTTTCAACCGCCATAATAATTACAATTGTGTCTACAGGAATACCTGTTCTTTCTTCATATGCCACAGCATAAAATGCTCCTTGCATAAAATACTGATGACACATTTCCCAAGTCTTTTTCTTATTAGAAGTTTTGTAATCTACAACAGAAAGTCTATTGTCAAATTCTCCAATAAGATCTGTTCGCCCAGCTAACTTAAAATGATCAGACCAAAGAGCGCCCTCTACAACATGAATATTGTTAATCCTATCCAACAATGGTTCAATAGATTGGAACATCTCAACTTCATTAGGCATCCCACTATCTAGAAATCCGTCTTGGTTTTTGATATACCCTTCACAGAGATTATGTACGCCTGTTCCTCTGCGGGAAGCTTTTGTCGAAACTTTATTGGCTTCCTTTTCTCCAACCCGTTTTCTCCAGCGCGATATAGAAGCTTTGGAGAGGTTAGAGAGAATCGTGGTGATAGATATGTACTTATCATCATTTGGTGTGACATAAAACCTCTTTCCATCAATATATTCAACAGGTAGATCTATAAGATCATTACCCACATAATTAAATTTTTTCATATTATTCTGGTATATTCATTGTCGCTTTTGGTTGTGTTCTTTTAATCTCTTTAAGTTTGTCTTTCATCCAACTAGGACTAGACTTCTTATGGCCTGGCGATGAGATATTGTCATAGGCAAATCCAGGCACAGCAACCTTTTGTCGTACATCTCCATCATTACATTCCATGCAGCGACCCTCTGGCACTTTTCTATGTGCTATGGGTAATTGCTTTTCAAATGTATTATCACATTTGTTACAAGCATAATCATATGTCGGCATTATAATTCTCCTCAGCCAAAATGTCCTGCCAGCGTCTAGGTGGCTTTAGTTTTTTTTTGACCCTTTATTTTCAATCACAGTTACACGATTAAGATAAGTAAATGGATCATCCTTAAAAGAACGATGTTCAGCAATAGTTGCCTTAACTAATATGCAATCATCAATTTCAAAATCATCACCTTTATAATTATAGAACATTGCCTTTCGACCTTTACGATCTACTAACTTATGCACCCTATAATCTGGCTTATCAATTACATTCTCAAGTTTGAGAAAGAATTCGCCCTTGGTGCCTGGCTCTCCTAAGAAGATTTCTTTTTCCATTTTAATCTCAATCTCACATCAGATATTACTTTACACTCTTTAAGAGCAGATTTACAAACAACTGACTTCGGCCATCGAACATCACAAATTACAAAATCTTCTATACATGATGGAGGCGGAGGTCTGCTTGAAAAAAACTCATTAAGGTCTATACATTCAATACAAATACCAGTATCAGTATTAATCTGACAACCATCAGTCTTTAAACAAATATCATTAGCGAATGCCGCAGATGCCAAAATTCCAAATACAAATAATCCAAATATTTTTTTCATAGAGCCTCTACTGCTTCATCAATCAATCCAATTTCTCTCTTTGCAAAGGAATATCCTTCTGCATAAGACGTACTCAACAGATCCAATATAGCTGTCTCAGCAGCCGCTGTATCCCCAATCTCTCTATAGAGATCAAGAATCTCAACAATCTCTTCTCTATCTATAGTCATAACAATTCTCCAAAAAAGGTTACTTAATCATTTTACAACTCTATTATAACCCGATAAGGAAAATTTGTCAAGTCAAAAATTAAAATTATTCTTCTTATGATAAAATATATGAGTATCTATTTTCACAGTCCTTTCCCTCGCTCTTGCCCATCTTGGCGCATTAATATAATCCGCATGATAATGAGTCGCATGATCTGTAATATCCAATAAATCTGGAGTCTTCATTATATACTCAGCAATTCTCTGAGATTCTCTCCATGCTGGACTCTCATTTGGAGTATCGCCTTTACCATCACAATACCAGGAAAATTGGCACATATCTCTTTTTGGATGACCATTAGCATGATGTGATCCTTCATAGACCACTTCACATATTGTCCCTGGATATTGTTGTGATTTAACTCTATTGAGTGTTACTTGAGCGACTGCTAATTTACCAGCAGTTGATTCAACTGCTGCTTCAAAATATATATTTAATGATAAACATTCTTTTTGTTTTGGGTCCAAAAGTATTCTAGGTGGAAGCATAGATTCTTTATCGAATATATGTCTTGTAAACTTCGCTTCACTGACCTGAGTTGTTGGTGGAACCCAAACTTGAGTTGTGGTACCTGAATTTAACTGCACTGCAGTAAATAGCATCAGACCCACAAGTAAAATAAGTTTCTTCATATGCCTCTTCTAATTGAGTTGACATTCACATTCTAGGGAATACTAGAATGTCTCACACTATTTAATAATTAATTAATGTGTGCTTTTTCGGCAGATGAGCCTTGACGGCCGCGACGGGGGCTTCTAACTACCATATCAGTAGCCCATGTGTGAGGAAGGTATTCTTTATAATCAAAATCTGAACTCCACTTTTCTTCTCCGAGTTCAGTAATGAACTTTTGTTCATCTGTATTCCAATCCATAGTCAATTGTACACCAAATGCTTTCGCTAATACTACTACAATTTGTCTAGGTAATCTAGATCCACGCGCTACATCTAATTGCCTCAATTCAGCTTCCTCCGTAGTCTGCACACCATTTGCCGACTTCGTTAAGTTGATTATTCTTTCTTCTAAAGGTTTTATTATGTTCACGGTAGTAATTCTGGAAAAGTGTCTTTAACTAAGTTGTAGGTAAGCCCCCTACATTTAACTTTTTTGTCTTTTATCTGGAGAAGTAATTCCGCTTCTGAAGGATGTATACTTTCTAACATTTCTATAAACAAATATTCTCTCCGTGTTTGTTTTAAGGCGGGGTTTCCGCCCTCAACAAACAAATATAGTTTCCTTACCAAACCATATAGGTATGTAGGATTAGGTTCATCTGTATCTCCTGCATATCTATGTGGTGGACTTCCTGGTGGTAACAGGAATTTAAGATTTGGATCAAATGCATATCTCAATAGTTCTCTAAGAGCTGCATTATCATATTTGATTAAAGTTGCTTTCTTTAGATCCTTGGTTTTAGCCTTTGCGACTTCTCCAAAAATAAACGGTAAACTTTCTGTTGCCATATCAAAACTCTTCAATATATTCCATAAGATTTTTCAAACGCTTATTTACAAAATAGTTCATCAATTGACTTCTGTCACCTGATGACTGTTCTGTATAGCTGTTGACTATATTTATACAAATAGTTTGTGGTAATTTACTCAAATCCACCATTTGTTCATTACGATAATAATTTCTAAGTATTTCTTCTGTATTACAAAAGTCTTTTGGATCAAGATTTCTCCAACTATCTAATTTCTTTTTAGTAATTGGTTTCTGTCGCAAACCTTCAGTAACGAAGACATCATCACCAGATAGAATATTTGGAACACCATCTCCAGTATCCCCCTTAATAATCTTTTCATAGAGTGATTCATGTGGATCACCAATTACCCACTTTTTCTGTAGTGGCGACCACTGTTTAACTTTATCAAATTTCTGTAACTGTATGAAATCCTTATCACTTGAGATAATAAGAGTAGGACCAAGAGTCTGTTCCCCTGGGAGTATATCTTTCTCTAAACCATTAAAATGCTCTGTAAGAACTCCAATTATGTCATCAGCCTCAGCACCTTCTATATAAACTACTTTATATGGGAAATATTCTTTCAAATCATCCCTCATAATATTAAGACATTCATACAAATATTGCCAATCTACATCAGAATCTCGTTTAAGTTTATGGCGACTGGCCTTATAATTAGGAAAAACTTCCTTTCTCCAATTTTTACGATGATCACAACAGATAATCATCTCACCATACTCTTTAGAAAAATGGTTACGGAACTGGCGTATATTATTTAGAATAACATGCCTTAACATTTCTTCTTCAACAACTCCTTCACCCTTTGAGACAGCCATAAAACTGCCAATCACTACTTGACTATAATCCAATAATATCATGATTTTTTTTGATCTTCAATTCCCATTTTTAAGGACTCCAAAAAGGCAGTCCATTGATTAATTCTAATATCCCAATTGTAGAACATATCAAAGTATGACTTCTGTAAATTCAAAAGAGATTGAGTTTCGTCTTTCCAATAAGAATCAATAGCGCGTGCTAATATATGTGCATGGACAGCAACATGACGCTTTGGATCTGGTTCATACCCATATATCCAAGCAAAATTAGCACAAGTCTCTGGAAGTGCCGCGAGATTTGGACAAACCACCATACATTTAGCACTTAAAGATTCAAGAGCAGTAATACAAGCAGTTTCCATATAAGTTGATGGATAAGCCATAATATGATTCTTTGTCAACGCTTCTCTAATAGTGTCATTTGGAACAGACCCATTATAATTGACTTGATCCATTTCTTCCGCTTTTCTATAGACATGCCGATATTGTTCATCCATATGTGGTCTGTCATAAATTTTAAAACTAGAAAAAATATTCAATTCAGCTGCTTTAACTGCCTCAGAAGTATGTTGTTTCTTCATCAGTTCCCACGCCTCTAATAGAACCTCAAGTCCTCTATGTGGTGTACTAAAATAGATACAACTAATTTTATCTGTTGGTTTCTCATGTTCTGGAATGGGATCAATAGCGTGTTGAATAGTAACACCATGATCATACGGCACACCAAGATATACACCATACTGATATTGCTGCCAATGAGAAACAAAAATGATCTTCTCAAATTGCAACATAGCATTTGGATCTTCTTTTAGGAATTGTACTTCTGGATCTTGGGCTAAATCATGTACCCAAAACAGGCGGGGCTTGTCTTCTAATTTTCTCTTACGAGAAGCAATCCATTGAAAATAATTTTTCAAGTCTGGATCAAGTCTAGAAAACAACCACTTCTGCACCAACTCTGTACCCCCCATTGCTTTAGGGGATTCTTCTGGTGCCACATTTTGTTCACCAGCATTACTAAAATCAATCTTTAATTCAGGAACTCCAACAGGCATTTATTTCTCCAATTAATTCAATAACATTTTTTCAAAATCTGATTCCTCATCAGAAACTTCTTCTTTAGCATTTTCTATAGACATGGGAACCATATCACCATCTTCATCTTCATGTAAAACACACACCTCTCCGTGAACTTTTCCTTTTTTATTGTATTCAAGTTCAAACACAAAAGCGACACCGGAATCCGTCTTAATAAAAAGTTTTCCTTCAACAGCATGGGGTCCATGATAACCATCAAGGCCTTCACCTGATTCAAAGCCCTTGGCTATTTTATTAATAGTGCCTCTTAATTTCTTTAAAAGTTTGTCTTCCATTGTTTTCCTATATTTTATGTACCATCCAGACAGCGTGGTTATTGCTTTTCAAGGTATGAGTATAGCATCTGGAAAGACCTAGCTGAAGGACTTGCCGCAGATAGGTAGAGAGGTCGATGCACCCCAATTAGCCTGGATGGTACTTTAATCTTTTAGTTATTATACCATAAATTATTTATAAGTCAAGTAGTAGAAGATGTAAACCTCTTATCAGTAATTGCTTCTGTTGATTTTAAAACATCAGGAGGAGTATCATCACGCAGATGAGCATATTCAAACTCATCCATTCCTTTTGACCAAACCATGTCGATATCTGGATAGAATACCCCTACATTTCTCTTAGGAGTCCCGTCAGAGTAATAAGCCATTGCTACACATCTAGGAACTACTTTATTAGTCTCTTCAGGACCTGAAAACATACTAATCCAATCACCAGTTCTTAAATAATGTTCCATATATCGAATATATGCTTTCTTATGTTCAGCAGCATTTGCCGCTTTCTGTTTATCTAATGGAAGAATTTTCATATTCCTTGCGGTCTTACTGAATGCAGCAACCTTATCCTTAGATTCCTTAATCCATTCCTTCACATTCTTCATAGAATATTTGTCTTCATCTGGTAGAGCCAAAACAGACTTCGCAACATTCTTATACTCTGCTGGTTTCTTCTTAGCCCTCATTTCAGCAAGACGAGCCCTCAACTTCTCTTTATGTTCTTCAGAGAGTTGGCGCTTCTTCTTCACAGGTTTCACTTTTTCACGTTGTATCACAATCTTTTTTCTAGCCATCACATCCTCATTTTGGAAAGGTTAAATTTTTAACATCCATTAAATCATATAATAATTCTCTAACTTCTTCTAGAGTCTTTTCGGTGTCAGTACTGTGTTCTTCATATTTCAACTTATTTCTCAAAAGTTGATCCATGTCCCATGCAACAAGAGCCCAATCCATACCTCTATTGGCGGCATCAAATTGTTCTTCATCTGCTGGTAAATTAAATTCTAATATTGCTTTCATTCATCCTCTTTAAATTCATCCTTCAGTACAAAATTCAAACCATAATCCAAAGTACAATATCTATGAATGTCTCCAAGATTTACAAGTACTCCACCATTTTCTTGTAGTACTCTATATTTTCTAGGGCAAGGTTCAGGTGAGGTAAAAGCAAAGTACGAAAAAAGACCAACTCCAACAATCAATAAATTTATCGTTGTAATCATAGACAATATCCTTGTGAGGCCTTTAATGCTTCAGTACAAAATCCGTGGGGTTTATCCCAGTGATATATTGTTGAAGAAATTATTGCTATGTAAACTGATTTACTCCACAACCATGCTTCTGTAAGCCAAGGTATAAATGGTATTAATGCTTCTAGTATCATACTGGCATTTGAAAAAGTGGTTTAATCCATTCAGCAGGTTGTGTTCTAGCAAATACAACCCACCCAAAATATCCTTGTGGTTTTCTATTTCTAAAATATTGATCTACAAAATAATTCATCGAACCACCAGTGGTTAAAACATCATCACAAATTAGGTATGGATCATTTTCATCTTGAGTAGAATAATCATTTAAATGTACACTCAATTTCAAACCACCTCTTGGAATTCCGATTGCAGAACAAAATGGTCTGGTTTCAATTTCCATAATCATTCTTGCTATACATTTCCATTCCTCATCTTCAAGAGCATCCATTTCAATTTTCCAATGAAGTTGTCCACCAGAATGCCCGATGAAATCTTCTTCTTGAAATAAATGAGTATGTCTACCTACACGCTTATTCATAATCTTTATACAACGCTTTCATGTAAATCCAAAAGGCTGTTGTACCCTCATTCCCCGTGTGTCTGGTCTTCTTCTGATTCTTCTTCATCTTTTAATTCTTCTTTTTTAGTTCCAAGTTTTTCAGATTCTTCTGTAGTTAAATTTTTTCTAACTCCAGGAAGATTATCCCACATAAAATCTCTATCCTCTTCCGTCATTTTTTTAACTCCTCTATACGGTGTGTTAAAACTGAAATTGCCGTGTGTAAATCTCCTGTATCATGTGGTTGCAGCCGAGAAGTAAAAATCTCTACTTGCTCTTTTAAAACTTTAATGGTCATGTTTAAATGTCTCTCTTCTTCATTAGTCATTTTCTCTTCCTCCTGTGGATTATATATTGTATATTTCCAAGTGAGTTCTTCTCCTGAATCTATATCCTCATTTGCTCCTATCATCCAAGTAGTTTCTTCCACTAACATTTTGAAGCAGTTAGGTGTATCAGAATGATTACCAAAACCACCCAAGGGAGTACGAATTACCCCATCTTTAACATTGGGATTAACGTGGTGAGTAATTCCGATAATAGTTCCTTTAGTGATTCTTTCTGATGCATAAAGTCCGAATCCATGAATAGGTGATTGTTTTATTGTTACACCATCAGGTAATGGGTTATACATATTTTTTCCAATCTTAAAGAGAACCATGCCCGCCACACCGTTACTGAACACTGCCATGTAACGGACACATAATCAACCTACCTCCGAGCTCATTGGGGAACTACCCATGCGATCCTAGACGTTAACTAGGCATCCACCTCAGATCCAAAACCACCACTTACTCAGTTGACTTAGGCTCTAAATTATTTTTTTCTTATGCTGCTAAAGCTTCTTTAACAACTTCTTTCATACCAACTCGATTCCACTTAGTGACAAGTGTTTCAAGTCCAGAAGCATGATCAAGGTATTCTTCCCCGACTCTTCCTTCTGCTACCATGTTACGGTATCTCCTTACAGTCTTCCAACCTTCACGAACAAAAACAGTAACTAACTTTTCAAAACCATTCCAATGACTCTCAAATTCATAATCAAAACAAGTTCCGTTATGAACCTTCTTCTTGGTATTTTCCCAAGAAGCAACCGTCCATTCGTCTGAATGACAATCCCAAACATAAACATATTCAAGATAAGAACATTCACGAATGTATTCTTCAAAATCCAAATAATCTTCATAAGTTTCAGCCACATCTGAATTTGCACGATCTGCATGAGAAGCCTCAATGGTTTCCCTTAAAGAAGACGCATAACCCAAATTCTCTGCAAGATCTCTTGCAAGTTCTTCAGAGTTATAATTCTCTAACAACGTTTCACCTACACCTTCTGTATATCCATCATAATGAACATAGGAACTGGTTACTGTATTGTCTTCATTTAAAATTGCTACTAAACTATTTGTACTCATAATATTCTCTCATAGGAGTTATGGGATTATTCCCTCATTGTTTAACTCTATTATCTCAAATCCTGTGGCAAATGTCAAGTCAATTCGAAAAAAAAGAACCATGCGATTGTCCTTGTACTTCGACACCTCGAATCTTGGGTCTGCGAACTTCTCACGAATCGTCATCACCATTCTAGTCGTGTGTGGCCGCTATACGCTGTTACTGACACCACAACACTCGCACATAACATTCTTACCTCAGAGTCATTGAAGGGGAAGTTACCCTAGAAGTCCGTTCAACGAAACTTTCCTCTACCTCTGAACCACCTTACCTATCCTGTGAATGCTTAGGTTCTTATTTTTTTTATAAACTCAGAAAAACTATTGCACACGCATAAAATGCGACAAACATGAGCAATGTAGCAATTCCTTCTAATATATATTCTCTCATTATTTATTACTATGAACTACAATGGTTTCAAAATCAATCCAAGCTGTATTAAGCTCAGTAAGTACAATAAGTAACTCTCTAGCATTTGCTGCATATTTGTAACAAGTACCAGGAAGATTTTTTTCTCTATATTCAATTCTGTATTCACTCATAATAATCCTACTCAATATGTTCAATAATTTCCATGTGTTCATCACTTGGAAGGTCAATCCATCTCCACTCATCTCTACGCTCTAAATTCATAGGCCTAACACAAACCTTAGTGGTCAGGATTGAAGAGTCTCCACCATCAACTGTAATGACTCTCCACATATCACCATTCTCACGAATACGATTCTTACCATGTCTAGTTTT